TGATTTACCAAACACTGAACTATGATCGAATGGCTTCGGCAGTTCCGGTAAATAGAATATTCGCTAACGTGGCAGAGTTGGTAAATGCACCGGTGTTGAATACCGGCGGTCAGAAATGGCTTGTGGGTTCAAATCCTACCGTTAGCGTTCTTGTGACGACAAGAGTTCTCTGTATGAGGTTCGAATCCTCACGCCAAGCGTAGAAAAAGTGAAGTGGTACCGCATTAGTATTTACGTTTGGTAAGGCCCAGGGATAAGGACGGTTCGATTCCGTTGCAGAGAATGCGGCCGGGTCGCTCCCGGATAGCAGGGCAAGGGCGGTTACTCCCTGCGAAAATAAAAAATGCCGATTCCCCGTGTCGGAAACCGCACATAGGTTGGTAACTCAGATGGCTAGAGTAGCAGTCTCCAAAACTGAATGTCGCAGGTTCAAGTCCTGCCCGGCCTGCTCCGAAATCAGCATAGGGATTTTGGTTGAAACTAAAAATAAAAAAAGAACAAGTAAAAAATTACTCTCTTTTTTCGATTTTTGTCAACGAACAAACTTGCCATTTTGTTAGCCTATGCAGTCCATCGTGAACTGATCACGAACAAAAAATCAGCATAGGGATATAAGGCGATTATCCATAGAATAAAAAAAAGAAACAGCGAAGTGCTGCACGCCTGCCTATGCACTCTATCGTGTAGTCAACACGAAGCCGTGTACCCGGAAGGTCACGGCGAACATAGCGGAGTGGAGAAGTCCGGAATCTCGCTTGGGTCATAACCAAGAGAACGGCGGTTCAAATCCGCCCTCCGCAACTGCCATACTCTCCGATGGCATATGGTAACATGAGTTCTTTTCATGAAAGGGAAACCAGAACTGCAATTCTGGTTTCTTTTTTATGTCCTGGGTTAGAAAACAAATCACTTGATTTTATATGATTGGTTTAGGCGAGAAAGCGAGGGATATATGGCAAAGAGTATTATCCCGGAGGAAATCTGGGAAAAGATTAGAACCGAGTATATATCCTCTGACAGTTCTAGTTACCGCCAACTAGAGAAAAAGTATGGTGTGTCGTATGCGAAGATTCAGCAGAGAGCATACAAAGAGAACTGGAAGAGTGAGAGAGACGAGTTTTTATCAAATCGACTAAATAAATCACTTGATTTACTTTCGACACACCAGGCAGAAGAGTGTGCAAAAGCATTCATGGTGGCAAATAAGCTGCTTGAGAAGATTGAGAAAGCAGTGGATGCAGTAGAAGATGCAGACACCGGTGCTATTAAGCAGTTAACCAGTGCAATTAAGGACTTGAAGGAAATCGGTGTGTTCCGTGCTGATATGGACAAACAAGAGCAGATGGCACGGATCAAGAAGTTGGAGAAGGAAGCTGCAGAGGAAGAACAGGACAAGGAAATCACTGTAGTTATAAAGGGTGGTGCAGAAGAGTATGGAAATTAGCATAGATAGTCCATCACCAAAGCAGGAGTTGTTTCTAAAGGCCAGGACAAAGCACGTTTGCTTCGGCGGTGCCAGAGGTGGCGGTAAGTCGTGGGTGGTAAGAGTAAAGGCAGTGCTGCTATGTTTCTTGCACAAAGGTATAAAGGTAATGATAGTCCGTAAGTCTTACCCGGAACTTACAGAAAACCATATCAATCCACTAAAAGAACTGCTGAAATGCGGAATGCCCGGAAGTCCTGCAAAGTATAACGACAGTAAAAAGGAAATGCGGTTTGTGAATGGCAGCCGTATTCTTTTCCGTTATTGCGACACCGAAAAGGATGTGGACAGATACCAGGGTACAGAAGTTGATGTGGAGTTCCTTGACGAAGCAACACAGCTTTCGGAAACGCAGATCAAGAAGATCATTGCCTGCGTCCGTGGTGTAAATGGATTCCCAAAGCGTGTGTACTACACTTGCAATCCAGGTGGACAGAGTCATGGATATATCAAGCGATTATTCATTGATAAGAAGTATGAGTTGGGCGAGTACCCGGAAGATTACACGTTTATTCAGTCGCTTGTGACAGATAACAAGGCATTGATGGAAAGCAATCCAGATTATCTGAAACAGCTTGAAGCATTGCCACACAAACTGAAAGAAGCATGGCTAAACGGCAGGTGGGATGTATTCGAGGGTGCATACTTCGAAGAGTTCAGAGAGACACCAGACCCTCATATGTGCCATGAATACGGTATATCCGTAGAGGATGCATTGGCAGAGAGACGCTTTACTCATGTTATAGAACCGTTTGAGATTCCTTCCGACTGGAAAATATACCGGTCCTACGACTGGGGATATGGTAAACCGTTCTCGTGTGCATGGTGGGCGGTGGACTATGAAGGTGTGGCCTATAGAATCATTGAACTGTACGGATGCACACAGACACCAAACGAAGGTGTTAAGTGGAGCAACAAGGAGCAGTTCGACAAGATTGCTGAGATAGAGAGAGAACATCGTTGGTTGAAAGGCAAGCGCATACAAGGTGTTGCCGATCCGTCCATATGGGATGGTTCCCATGGTATCAGTGCTGCAGAAGAAGCAGAGAAACATCAGTTGTGGTTCGAACCGGGGGTTAATGATAGAGTGCCTGGGTGGATGCAACTGCGTGAGCGCATGAAGTTCGATGAAAACGGCAAGGCCATGATTTATTTCTTCAATACCTGCAAGGCAATCATTAGAACCATGCCTTTGATGATGTTTGACGAACACAAGGTTGAGGACCTGGACACAGACCTTGAGGACCATGCTTGTGATGAAGTCCGGTACTTCTGCATGATGCGACCGATTCCACCACGGCAGATTGAAACTAAATTGAAACCATTGTACGATCCGTTGAATCAGTTTGCGGATAAGTACGACAGATACAACGTTATGAGAGCGAGAATAGGGGGTTAATGATGGCAGTACAGACAAACAACGGCAGACCGCCAATACAGAGAGTACCACAGCAGGGACAGCAGATGCCACAGCAGCCGGTGCCACAGCAGGGCGGTCCGGTACCGGTACCACAGACATCACCGGCAGAGTTACAGCAGCGTGCAATGATGGAAATGGAACTGCTTGAGAAAAACAAGATTGCCAAGGAAATGAGGGCAATGGAACCAAAGAAGATCACTGAAAAGGAAATCCTCAGAGCATCTGAGATTCTTCGTAAGTACAAGGAAGGCAAGGCTAACCTGGAAAACAAGATTATCGCAAATGAAGAGTTTTGGAAGCTGAGACAGTGGCGTTTCTCCAATGAAAATGCAAAGGACTGGATGCCTTCGACTGCGTGGTTATGGTCCTGCATCGAAAGCAGATATGCAGATGTAATGGATTCTTACCCAACTTGTAACTTACAGCCAAGACAGATGGATGATAAGGAAGAAGCAAAGAAGCTTTCTGCTATTATCCCGGTTATTATGGAGCAGAACAGATACGAAGAAACATATTCCCAGGTGGCAAGATATACACTCAAGAATGGTGGCGGTGTGCATGGCATCTTTTGGGATGGTAGCAAGCATAATGGCCTGGGCGATATCTCAATCAAGAAGATTGACTTTATCAATCTGTTTTGGGAACCGGGCATTACAGACATCCAGGAATCCGAGAATCTGTTCCATACTGAGTTAGTAAGCAACAAGACACTGGAACAGAGATATCCTCAGTGTGCAGGCAAATTAGGAAGCAATACAGTGACACTTGCAAAGTATTTGTATGATGATACCGTGGACACTTCCGACAAGTCTGTAGTCGTTGACTGGTATTACCATACAGAGTACAACGGCAAACGTGCGCTGCAGTATGTAAAGTATGTGAATGATGTTGTGCTTTATGCTACAGAGAATGACACAGAGGTTCCGACTCAGCAGATCGTTGATCCTCAGACAGGTATTCCGCTTGAGACACCAACAGGTCCAAGCATGGCAGAACGTGGTTTCTACGATCACGGCTTATATCCGTTTGTAGTGCAGTCCTTATTCCCAATCGAAGGAAGTATCTGCGGTTATGGATATACTGATATCGGCAGAGACACACAGATTATCATTGATGAATTAAACAAGTCCCTTATGGAGAATGCAAAAGCAGGTTCCACACCACGTTACTTCTCAAAGGGTGATGGTACAGTCAACGAAGAAGAGTTCACAGACCTCAGAAAGAAGATTGTACATGTGCAGGGTAATGTAGATGAAACCAACCTTAGACCGATAGATAATTGTCAGCTTCCGGGAATCTATGTTGACTTATACAATGCCAAGATTGACGAATTGAAGTACGTTACAAGCAACCAGGATTCCAACAACGGCGTTGCACCTTCCGGTGTTACCGCTGCTTCCGCTATTGCAGCATTGCAGGAAACGGCCGGAAAGAATGCAAGAAGCAGCAACAAGACATTCCACAGAGCGTACCGTGATGTGATTTACCAGGTGATTGAGTTGATTCGTCAGTTCTACGACATCCCTCGTACTTTCCGTATTGCACCGGACACTATCGGTGGGGAAGAACAGTTTGTGCAGTATAGCAATGCAGGACTGAAAGAACAGCCTATGCAGACCATGGGAACATCAACAGGATTCCGACTTCCGGAATTTGATATTGATGTAACCACTGAAAAGGCGAATCCATACAAAAAGATGGAAATGAACGAACTGGCATTGAACTTCTACAACCAGGGCTTCTTTAATCCTCAGATGGCAGACCAGGCCCTTGCCTGCCTGCAGATGATGGACTTCACACACAAGGATGAAATCATGCAGAGGATTCAGCAGAACGGCACACTGCAGCAGTTACTTATTCAGTATCAGCAGATCGCATTGCAGTTGGCACAACAGGTTGATCCGGCACTGGCAGAACAGTTGGCACAGCAGATTTTACAGCAGAGTGGACAGCCGGTTCCTCAAGGTGGTGGCATGATTAGCATGGAAGGTGCAGAAGAACATCCTTATGTTGAGAAGTCAAGGGAACAGGCAAGAGAAAGCACACAGGCAGATTAAGGAGTAGCGTATGAGTAAATTATTAGCGAGATTCTTTGATTACGATATCGTAGCTGAATTTTTCGAGACAGGAAGAAACGGACACTTATACAAGAAGTATGTGAGAAAGTATAAGCTGAGAAGGAGAAAAAAGCATGATAGAGATTAAGTTTAAGCCGAAGGAATTAGAACTTAGCGTAACCGGTCATGCCGGAGCTGCAGAGAAAGGGCAGGATATTGTATGCAGTGCAGCATCTATGCTTTTCTATACGTTGGCCCAGGCAGTGACAGACAGCGTGGATATGCTTGCAGAAGAACCGGTAATTGATATTGAAGATGGCAACGGTAGCATTTCATGCAAGCCGAAGGAAGTATTTCTTGCCACGATGCAGCGTACATACTGGACCGTATTAACCGGATTCGAGTTACTGGCCCAGGAGTACAAAGATTATGTAAATTTCACAGTCGAAGGACAGGAAGGAGAACAGTAATGGATTTTGGAAAGGCATTAGAAGCATTAAAAGCAGGTAAGAAGGTAGCAAGAAGAGGTTGGAATGGTAAGGGAATGTTTTTGTATTATGTCCCTGCTAACCGGTACACCGCTTTAACCGATGCAGCAAAAGAGATTATGGGCGAGGATGGCAAGGTTGAGTACGGCGCATATATCGCAATGAAAACTGCGCAGGGCAATGTTGTTCCGTGGTTAGCGTCCCAGACAGATATGCTTGCAGAAGATTGGGAGATTGTATAATTTCTTCCTCAGTGGGTTAGAGAGCATTACAGATGCATGATACACTGATAGTGTAAACTTCTCTTCATGATAAACTAGCCGAAAGTAGCCACCCAAGGTTCCTCCTACCAAGGGTGGTTACTTTTTTTATAAAAATATTTCGCAGTGGGTTAGAGAATCAATATGGCACATTGCTAAGATGGTATTATCAAAGGCTCGTATCCTTAACTACAGACACGAAAGGAGCATATCAGATGCTTGAATTTTTATTAAATAAGCTGAACCTGCAGTTATTCGCAGAGGGTGGAGATGGTGGCTCTGCCGGAGAAGGAACCGCAGACAGCGCAACCGGAGAAATTGATATTCCTGCCGGAGTCCCGGACCGTGCAAAGAAATTTTATAAGCAGGCGGTGGAAAAGACCACACAGCCGAAGGCTCAACCTACCATTGAGCAGAACGTGACAACAGACACCCAGACCAAGCGTACCTATGCAGACCTTATCAAGTCTGACGAGTACAAGGAAGAACACCAGGCATACATGGAAAAGACCATCGGTGACCGCCTTAAAAAGTATAAGGGGGTTGAGGAACAGAACGGTAAGATGCGTTCCGTCCTTGAAACCGTTGCTTCTAAGTACAAACTTGATGCCACAAGCGAAACCTTCCTTGACGATCTGACTAAAAAGGTAGCAGAGGACAATTCCTACTATGAGGGTTATGCCATGGAGCATGATATCACACCAGAGGAAGCAAGAAGGGTTGTCGAATTAGAAAGACAGGTACGTTTTAACGAGCAGCAGAGACAGGAACAGCAGAAGCAGGAAGCTATGCGACAGCATATCATCACTCTTCGCCAGAACGCCGAGAAAACCAAGGCTCAGTTCCCGGACTTCGACCTGGACAAGGAAATGCAGGACGAGAAGTTCAGACGCTTATGCGCCGTTAATAACGGAGATACCACAGCAGCATACATGGCTTGTCATTGGAACAGTATCGTTCCGAATGCAGTGCGCAATGCATCCCAACAGATTGCAAGCCAGACTGCCCAGGCGGTTGCAGCA